ATGAGTTTAGCAAACTCATTTTCTGGCAATACGGGAGATTTGCCACTCTCAGGACAATAAACATTTAAGTCTTTGTCCAACTTAAGATAAAAACCATTTATATTTTTATCTTATGGGAAATTCTATGAACATTGTAAATACAGAATCTTTACCATCTCCAACGCAAATAGCTTGGACGGATAAGATGCTATCCATTGAAGTACCTGGATTGATCCACGGTATGTTGGCAATGGATAAGAAGATGTCAGCCAATTCAGGTTACATTTTTAGAGTATCACGTACTAATCGTCTAGAAAACGCAATGGTACCACTTGAGGATAGTCCAATTATTCCTCCTCCAATAAATATGTCTCGTGTCGACATTGACGTCCGCCCTAAGTTCTACGGCAAACACATGATCCTGACGGAACAGGCAACACTTTTGAATGTGGATCCTGTTATGAATGAGGCCGTAAAGGTGCTTGGAATCCAGATGAGAACCACTATGGACGCTCTAACTCGTGATGCACTCGCGGCTACAGCATCTGTGTATAATTGTACTGGCGGACAAAATGCCGACAACATTACCGAAATGACGCGTGCTGATATTGGCAGAGTAACAACGATGCTTAAGAGACAGAACGCCAGAACCATTACTAACATGGTTGGTGGTGCTATGAAGATAGGCACAGGCCCAGTAAGAAATTGTTACGTGTCTTTATCGCACTCTGATATGTCTGATCAACTAGAAGGCATACAGGGATTCTTGCATGCAGCTAACTACCCAAGTCAAAATTCACTGAGTGAGAGTGAATGGGGAACAGTTGGATCTGTAAGATTTATGTTGTCTTCTGAGGGTTCAAAAGATGCAGGGGCTTCAGGACTTGGCAGAGATGTTTATAACAACTTCTTTGCTGGTATGGAAGCATACTTCACACTGAGATTAGACAAATACACAGCTCAATTTATCCACCGTCCTGGAATCTACGATTCACCTTATGCAAATTTCGATACGGTTTGTTGGAAAATGTGTACGGCCAGCAAGGTTGCAAACGATCGTTGGATCTCAAAAGTACGTTGTACACTAGGCGCTTAACCCTGTAAATACGAGGAAAAAAAATGATAGGAACAACTTTTCTACAGGGTGACTTTATTTCAACAGGTAATGATTACACGATAAAGTCGGTCTCTGGTTTTGATTGGTTCAGAGTTTATAACTGGACAACAACCAACGCAGGTATTGTTGCATCTACTGGTATCGAATGGTACTGGCATAAAAACATGGATGCAAATGATGGTATTGTTAAAGGTTGGTCAGCTGGTGGTGTTTACCTTCAAGGTACTTTATCTGCGCTTAACTGTGGCGGATTTACATTAGTTGATAGTTCAATACAAACAGTTAATGCACCAGTGGCTGTAGTTGATGCTACAAATGCGGTAGCTCCTATAGTTCAAGTTGCATCTACTGCAGGAATGTCAGATGGAATGATTGTAAGATTAGTTGGTGGTAATCAAAATAATCTTTCTGGATTAGATTTCAGTATTATTATTGATGATGCAACACATTTTCACTTAGCTAATCCTTTAGCAACTGCCCCTGGCGTAGCATCAGGTGCTTGTTTTTATCGTCTTATTGCTAGAAATGTTGATGAATACAATAGATTCTACCCTGCAAGACGTGTGATTTGTAATATCACACAAGCTGCTGCTGGTGTAGTAACTACAATGGTTGATCATAGTTTAACGACTGGACAACAAGTACGTATTAACGTATCTGATGTTTGTGGTATGACAGAACTTAATGGTCAATTAGTGACTGTTACGGTTATCAACGCATCTACATTCTCTATTAACGTTGATACAACTGGATATACAGCATTTGCATTCCCAACTATTGCCATACCAGCATTTACACCTGCTGAAATGGTACCAGTTGGTATAGCTATGGCATATAACACAACTATTACTGCTGCTCTTAGAAATAATGAGTTTACAGGTATTACGTTATCGGCTACTAATGGTGGTGGTTTGCAATGGGCACCAGCAGGTGCAATTGGTGATGAAATCCATTGGGAAGGTGGAACATCATCTAACTAATATATTTAATATATTGTTAAACATATGGGGGCTATGGAGTCCCCTTTAAATTAAAGGAAAATAGACATGGCTGAACAAATAAGGAGAGGCGAAGCCTCAAAAAGTTTAAATACAGCAGATAAGACCGAAGTTAAAACTCCATCTGTTGGCATACAAACAAAAAAGAACTGGGAAATTGAACGTCAGCGTGATGCTAAGTTGGTACGTGGACGCTTTGAATATCATGAATCACCAGGTTCTGAATTCTTTTTTAGTGTTCATCTTCACGAAGGTGATCCAGTAACTGATTATACAATCAGAGATGGTGAAGTTAGACAACTACCTTATGGTGTTGCTAAGCATTTAAATAACATTGGATATCCTGTACATAGATATGAATTAGATGCAGAAGGTAAGAACACAATGAAGGTTGGCAAGTTTACTAAGCGATGTTCATTTGTGCCATTAGATTTTATGCCAGAGGATGACTTTGGATCTGCACCTAAATTGTATACCGCTGAAATTGAACCAGGAATAATCAAGTTATAGGATAGAAAATGAGCCTATGTACTTGTGAGGCCAATCCCACGTTTCAACCAGCGATGAGAGTTATAACAGCAATAACAAATACATACCCAGCTATCATAACTACGCAAGTTAACCATTTATATACGTCTGGTATGGTTGTTCGTATTGTTATACCGCAAGCTGATGGCATGCAGCAGTTGAATAACTATTTAGGGGAAATTACAGTTACTGGATTAGATACATTTACGGTGAATGTGGATGCAACAAGGTTTGATGTATTTACTGTACCTGTAGACAACTGGACTGATCCAATAAATGGAATCTCTATACACATAGATACGTGTGCGCAAGTATTACCAGTTGGAGAGAATGCATATAATTTAAACGCGGCGATGCGTAATACATTGCCACATTAATAAAGGGGGGGGGGAGCAATGCCTATAATAGACACAAGTCTTTCAACGTTAGCACAGATACGTACCAAGGTTCGAAGATTAACACGGTCTCCGTCTACTAACCAGTTAAGTGATCAACAGATTGATGATTATGTTAATACGTTTGTGCTGTATGATTTTCCAAATCATTTAAGAATATTTGCTTTAAGAAAAATATTAACTTTTTATACAAGTCCTAACATAGATACTTATGAAAACAATACCGTCAATGCCGACGATCCTATGTATAACTTTATCAATAAAGTTTGCAGTGTTCATGGGCCTGTGTATATTGCTGGTGTACAATCTTTCTTTACCCAGTCAAGAGACCAGTTCTATAAGATGTTCTCATCGGCAACAATCAAAGAATTAATAGCAACAGGTAATGGAGTAACTAATGTATTTAATGGTACATTATCTTATAAACCAGTACAGCCTGGCAATGTAACAATTACATCTATCGATACATTAAATAATGGATTAACTTGGATAGATACCCCAGATATTAGTCCAGTTACAGGACTACCATTAACCACAGGAACATTGAATCAAGTAAATGCTACTATACCAGGATGGCCAGCAGGAACGATAAATTACGTAACAGGTGTTTGGAATATAATATTTACTGCTTTTCCTAATTGTCCAGGTCTTAATACTCCTATTTACTGTCAATCTAAACCGTACACAGCATCTAAACCAACTAGTGTTCTATTTTTTGAGAATAAATTTATGGTACGTCCTATACCTGATATGCCATATCGTATTGATGTAGAAGTGTATGCACGACCAACTGAATTACTGCAAAGTACGTCTTCACCTGAATTAGCGCAGTGGTGGCAGTACATATCTTATGGTGCAGCAAAGAAGGTGTTTGAAGATAGATTGGATCAAGAATCTATACAGTTGATTATGCCTGAATATAAACAGCAGGAATTATTAGTATTAAGACAGACGATTATGCAGATGTCTAATGAGCAATCAGCAACGATATTTAATGCACCATTAAACAGTACTAATTATGGTAGTGGTTTTGGTGGATTTTAATATACGAGTATAAAAATGTACGTAATGATTCTGCTTTTTATGATTTTTTTT